CAAGGTATTTGTCAGCGGCTAAGTGTAGGGCATCGGCAACGGTGGCTTCACTTCGTTTCGCTGTGGCTTGTTTCTTTGTCATAACGGTGCATCCTCATGGTTGTTGGGGTTGAACACAGGTTGTTTCCGGCCTGTGTCGAGTGGGTTAGGAAATGCCGGAAACGGCCACACATTAGAAGCCATATTCATACCTGTCATAGCTACGAATTTTGCTGTCACGTTCGCTGCGCTTCTCAACAAACTTGACACGGGTATCTCGTTCGTTCAGTGCCATACACAGTGTGGTGAGGTCACAGTCTTCTTCGAGGTAGGCATAGTCGCCACGCTGGTAGCTGTAGCGGCTAATCTTGTCGGCAATGCCGAGGTTGACCAGCACATCTCGCTTGACCTTACCCCATGCATGACCGGGGTCATTGTAGATGGTGATGGTGAATGTCTTGCTCATGTTAGTTGCTTTCAGGGTTGCGGAAACCATCGGTGCTTTCGGCTTCAAGTTCACCGAGTGTTTTCATCTCAACGATGGTGCCACGTTCGTAGCGGGACAATATCATGTCAGCAATTGAATGCAACATAGGTGGTGTTGTCACCCAACGACCACTCTCGATGGTGTCCTGTATCCAATACTCAATTTGTACAAAGCGGTCTGTCATGCTGTCACTCCATTGTTACGACTTTCGTCAGTTGCAAACTGTTCATAGATGTCAGAGCACTCCCAATCGGCATCACCATCATCATATGCACCGTACTCAACCTCATTCCAGACTTTGTCTTCGGCCTGTTCTTTTGTCTCAGCGTCAACGTAGACGGTGACGTAGCTTGTACGCCTCAACTCAACTGCAAATTGTTTCATTTGTTTTCCTACGGAATAGATGCGATAGTGCATCGGTAATGACCCTCAGTGAAGGCCATTACAGGGCGCTATCTAGGAGGCTTTAGCCGACACACAAGCGTCAGTTTGTCACCACCATGAGTCGTAGAACACAGCCTTGCCATCAGCCAGTGCCTCTCTTGCTTTAGCAACGAAGATGGCAACGCTTTCGAGGTCTTCGGGATATATTGTTTGCTCACCGAAGAAGAACCCATTGATGGGCACCAGCTTGTTATTGCCTGTGTCCATCTCAAGTCGGTCAAGGTCTTCGCTGGTCAGTCGCACAGTGTTGCAATTAAACGACTCAGCGGTGCCACCCTTGAGGCGATACAAGTTTTCCATCCAGCCATGCAAAGCATTGAACTTGCGCCAGTAGAACAACTCTTCCTTTTCAACAATACGATTGTCATCATCATCGTATTGCTTCAGATCAACTACGTTGTCACCTACTGCGTCAGCAGGGACGGTGAATGCATACATGTCGAGGCCCATAATGTTTCCTTTCAGGACAGTTGTTCTTGGATGATGTAAGTCGATGCAGCCAGTGCATCTTTGATGGAGTCTACAGCCCAACCAGTGTATGTCTGTCCTTCGTTGTCAAAGAACAACTCATAGACCTGTGCAGACTGGTCAAACTGTGCCCATATTTCGATGCCACTTTTCTTGGTGATCAATCGCATAATGTTTCCTTTCAGGACAATGACTCAATAGCGAGTCAGTAACACTACTGATGACTCAATAGTGTTACAAAGCGCTATCAGTTCCAGACGTTGATGTGAGAACGTTTGTTTTCGCTGACAGTCAGTGCCACTAAGCGGCCTGTCTCAATTGGATGCTCACCGTACAAGTGAACGAAGCTGTCATACTTGTATGGGTTGTAGGTGATAGCTGTGCCGTTGTAAACGATGCGCTCAATGGTGAGTTCATCGTCAAGGCTACCGACCCACTGACCGACAACACCAGCATGCACATTCTTCTTACGTTCACGAAGGACACGCTGACGGCCTGCTTCGGAAACCTTGAACGTGCCACCATAGATCAACACCTTGTCACTGTGTGCCACGACACGGCCCTTCTTCGGGCCTTCCAGTGCCTTGATGCTAAAGCATTTTTTCCTTAGATTAAAATAAACAAACACGTTCATTTATTACTCCTGATGTACTCAATTGCTGATGCCAATATGTCAATGTCATCTGTGAAGTGACCAAGTGCTACATTGCATCGGTGACACAATATACCCCTGACTTTGTTCGTAGAATGACAATGATCAATCACGGCCTGATTTGGTGGACGTTTGTCATTGCGCTTTATTGCATCTGTGTGTAGAACAGTGAAGCAAATTGCACATTTATGTCCTTGCTTTTCAAGCAAATCGAACCAGTCTGATTTAGTCAACCCATAATTATGTTTGAGTTGCTTCCATCGCTGAATGCTTGGGTCATTACGCTGTCGCTCGACAGAGTAGTTGATACAACAAGCTTTACACACCCTCCGGTATCCCTTTGGTGTTGCATAAAAACCATCTTGTGATTTTTCCTCGTTACATACTTTACATGTAGGCATTGCAGTTCTCCTTTGCAGAGTTATACAACACTATGCAAGTAAATGCAACGGAAAACTTACATAACTGTAAGTTGTTGTTCAGTAGGTGTCATCAGTGACGACACATCCACACCACCAGCATTGCAATGCATGCCATACTCACTGATATACATTAGCTGTGCCACCAATCGAGTGCCACCAACAACGCTGGCAACTTCGGTGACAGTGTAGACCTGTGCTGTAGGATGGTCAGACAACACCACCTTGTCACCGACACGGGGAACGGTCTTACGCTTTTGCAATTGAGCATAATGTAAACGGGCATCTTCACGGTCGAAACCGCCTCTTCGTGTTGTATACATTTTGTTTCCTTTAGGAAGGCTTGATATAAACCCTGTGACCCAGTGCCACAAAGCTTATGAAAGCCACATCATATAGCACCGACCCCGATGCCATGATGTAGTCCCTATGCACATTATCATCCTCATGTGCTATGAGCAGACATGGATGTTACGTCCCATGAATAACGCTGGTCTATTTCAGGCATCTGTCACATGCCATACTGACACCACGCTGGTTTTTTAAAGATCAATTTGTTGGTGGCGATGCACCGATGCTTTCAATTATGCAGACTTTGCAAAACCCCTGTCAAGCGAAGGGACTTTGCAAAGCCTCCCCGAAGGGAAGCTTCACATGTTATGCAGCTTGTAACATAAACACAGACTTAGGGGTATCGACAACAAAGCCTGTCATATCAAGCTTCGCTTTACCCTTGGCATACAGTGCCACTACAACACCCTTCGGGTCAATGTGTCTCACATCGCTGTTGTCACCACCGACAACGGTCATGCCCTTGAACGATGCAGGGATGCTCGCTTCGGTACGGAACACTACAGCGATACGCATGCCGTTTTCAACGGCTTTGTTGACGAACGGTTGAAAACCGATGACGCCGCTATATGAGAACGTCAGATCATAATTCAAAGGTAAACCTTTGCGGTTTGCATCCTTGGTATAGTCGTAGAATTGAACGTCAGGGAAAGCATCGAAGATGCTTGCATAGACAACACCGTCAACGTCAGTAAAACCTACGGTTTCCCAACGAATGTCACTTGTACCGTTCAAACGAATGAGCAAAGTTTGTGCAGTATTTTTGGCCTTCACAATCAACGAACGAATGTTCTTTGCAAGCTGTTGCATGAAAGTGTTTCGCTCTTCGAAAAACCATACGGTTTTGTTGATTCGACCCTGTGCCACCGTTGACATCGCACCCCGGCCAGCAGTGTACAAGCATGCTTCGCCACACATCGCCTTGACAGCCATGCTACAGGTGTTGTACTTGGTTGTAGTGTATGGTGCAAGATACAGGATGCCTGTCATAAAACCAAGGGTTTCACCCTTCACAGTTTTTGCATCGCTTGCAACAGACAACAGATTTTTTGACTTGAACATGATGTTTACCTTCGGTAAGTGACACAGCGAAATTGCTGCATGGCCTCAATTATAGCGACCTTGAAAAACCCTGTCAAACCAAGGGTTATTTGAAACGTTTTGCTGCAACGAAGTTGCCACGCTTATACACAGTGGCGGCGTCATAGCATGCTGCCCACTCTAAAGCTTCGCTTCGGGTGAAAGTGTAATGACGCTTTGCAAAGCCTTCACCGATTGTCATAAAACCGAAGGTTTTCTTCAGTTGCAAAGCAATTTCGTTTTGCATCATGTACAAAGCAATGGCGAGTGATGTGATGGAGATGATCAAAAGCATGATGTTTACCTTCGGTAATGTTGAAGTGGCGATGTTGCCACGGCCTCAATTGTAGCGACCTTTTAATGGCCCTGTCAACTGTGGGGCTATTCAACCACAATCGGTGAAGGGTCTTTCTCATGTGCGCAGGCATTATGCAGCGGGTGAGAGAACGGGGTAGTACTGTATAGCGGTACAGTATACCGACCTTCTTACTGACCGGGTGGTCATTAAAAACACTGTTTTCTGACAGGGTCAACAAAAAGAACACCGATATTTGATCAGTTGCCTCGCGTATGTAAGTCTTTGAATTCATTGAAGATCTACATATGCGGGTTAAATTGCATACGCCTGCGCCGTACATCCTGCGCTGCATTGCATACCTATGTATGCGGCGGCGCGACTGCGCCTAGACGTGGCGGGTGCGTGGGCCAGTAGGGGGTGGGGCGCTAGTTGTATACAGCATAGACCACAGAAGGGCTAAATTACCCTGTTAACCACAACACAGTCTACACCACCTCCCACACACCATTACCCTCACAGAAGGGCTACACAGCCCCTACAATGCGTTACCATCTGCAACCAAGGGCTAGGTAGCTCCACCACCCGATAGCCCCCTACAGGACCATTAAAGCGTTCCAGCTTTAACAGCCTATGCCGCTGCAGAAAATCGACTGTGAAAGCATTACACTATGTTGCTCCAAAGCAACACAAGCAAATATATCGCTTGACAAGATTTTCAGGATTGATATAACATAGGGGTGCTGGGGTGCTGATGCTTCTATATAGTCTATGTAGAAACCGTTTAGATCCACATAGATAGATAACAACATACACTATATAGCTAAATAGTTCTATAGGGCTATATAGAGCAAAATCGACTATGAAAGTATTGTTTATGGATTTTGTTTTATATGTTATTTTCTTTGTTCTCATTGCTGCTCTTTAGCAGTATACTCTTACACAACCAGCCAGTGCCGCTAAAGTAGGCAACTGTGTTGTTCTATACAGAGCTAAGCGATGAAACAAAACAAACCTTCAGTAATTGATTTCTTGTTAGACCAAAAAGAGTTGTTGCTCACGAAAGAGCAGGTAGAAGCTAAAGGGCTTCTTAACAGTCCACCTTACAGCTATGCCGCAAAGATATATATAGCTTTACACAAAGGTAGTTTAGACAACATCTATGTTCCTCATTCAGATGTGTTTTATGTCAGAGCTTCTGTTGAGAAGCAAACAGGCTTCTTCTTTCCGTTAGACAATGTTGAAGAGGCTATGAAGGCTAACGGGTGGCGCGATAGGCGCAATGTGTGGAGATATTAATATGGCAATCAAAAGAGGTAGTGAAGAGTTCAGTGGCTATAACAAGCCTAAAGCTACACCCGATCATCCAACAAAGAGTCATGCTGTGTTGGCAAAGGATGGTGACACGGTGAAGCTTATTAGGTTTGGACAGAAGGGTGTTCAAGGCTCTCCAGACGGTAGTGCTCGTAACAAAGCCTTCAAAGCCCGTCATGCTGAGAACATTGCAAAGGGTAAGATGTCGGCTGCATATTGGGCTGACAAAGTAAAGTGGTGAACAAGCTGTAAAGCTGGTATAACTATTGTTGAGGCAAAGCCTCTTTTTTATTCAAAGGAAACAATCATGGCTACTACTGCCCCAAACAAAGATGCTGCTAAGGCAGCTAAGTTGCGTGAGATGGCTAAGGACAAAACTTTGCCACAAGACGTGCGCAATCAATATCTCGACCAAGCTAACATGCTGGAAGAGAAAGCTGCTAAAGACGCTGGTGTGCGTATGGCAAAGGGTGGTGCGGTTAAGAAGCCTGCTGCTAAGAAAATGATGTATGGTGGTATGGCTGAGAAGAAGCCAATGATGGCTAAGGGTGGTGCTGTCAAGAAAGCCAAGAAGTAATCATGGCTAAGAATCCAAACATTGACGACGACACACGCAAACGTGCTCTAGCCTTTGTTGAGAAGAATAACAAGAAGGACGCTGACGAGAAAGAATATCGCAGCGATCCCTACAGCGAAATGACAAAGGCTCAACGTGACGCTCGTGTTGGTTCTCTAGACGACTTCGCTCCTGCTCTTGCTGCTCAACCAAAGATTGTTGCTAAACCAAAAGCACGTGTTGTTAGTAAGAAAGAGTTGGAAGAGTCTGGTCTTAGTCTGCGTGACTTCCTCAACAAAGAACGTGGCCTCACACGCCGTGAAGACAAAGCCGATAGCAAAGTTGAAGCTGCAAAGAAGCAACTCAAGCTTGGTGAGAAGGTTAGCTCTGAAGAAGTTACAAAGGCTAAGAAGCAACTTGGTTTAGCCAAGGGCGGCTACGTCAATTGTGGCGCTTCAGTACCACCTGCACAGAAGGCTAAGAAGTAATATGGCTAAGCCTAAGAGTACAGTGAACGCTGCAGGCAACTACACCAAGCCCGAGCTTCGTAAGAAGATTGTTTCGCAAGTGAAAGCTGCAGCTACACAGGGCACTGGCGCTGGTCAATGGTCGGCTCGTAAGGCTCAGCTTGTTGCTAAGAAATACAAAGCCGCTGGTGGTGGCTACAAAGACTAATATGAAAGCTCCACAGAAATCCCTCAAAGAGTGGACAGACCAAGAGTGGACTACCAAGTCTGGAAAGCGTTCTTCTGACACAGGGGAGCGCTATCTACCCAAAGCAGCCATCAAAGCTTTGTCACCTGCAGAGTATGCTGCCACTACCAAAGCTAAGCGTGAAGGCAAAGCTAAGGGTAAACAATTTGTTGCTCAACCAAAGAGCATTGCTAAGAAGACGGCTAAGCACCGTTAAAGGAAAATATCATGGCTACAAAGAAAGCATTCAAGCCCTGCGAAGGCTGTCCCACTCCTGCTAAATGCAAGGCTGCTGGTAAATGTCTTGCCAAAGAAGGCAAGGCTGGCAAAGGCGCTCTTGTCATTATGGTTGGTGTTGGTAAGCCTATGAAGGCACCTAAGAAAGCTAAGTGATGGACCAGAAAGAACTTGACGAAACCCGTGCCAGATTTAATGTGCAGGGCGGCGCTAACACTTTCAAGAACGATGGTGTTAAAGGTGCTGGTGGTGGTGGTCGCATTGGTATGTCTAAAGAACTAGACTCTGGTGACCGTGTCTCTGCTGGTATCAGCGGTATGGCATCGAAGGTGAAGGTTGATACACCTGATGGTGAGAAGACTTTCAAGCAAAAGAAGATCACTGGTGTTGATGCTTCTTACACTAAGGGTGATACCACCTATGGTGTTTCAGCTTCTAAACAACCCATGATGGACGGTAAGATGGATAAGCGACTTAACTTGTCCATTACAAAGTCTTTCGCTAAAGGTGGTGCCGTTACTAAACAAACTCCAAAGCAAACCAAGAAGGTTGCTAAAGTGATGGGTGAGTTCAAAGAAGGCACCTTGCACAGCGGCAAAGGCGGTAAAGTGGTTAAATCGCCTAAGCAAGCGATAGCAATTGCTTTGTCTGAGGCCAAGGTTAAGGCTAAGAAGAAATGAATAAAGAACCGAAGATTAGGAGCGTTGGTCTTAACCTGACAGCAGGGTCAGCTAACACCATCTACACTTGCCCACCCAATTACATTGCTAAGATGAATCTGTTGTTTGTTTCCAATCATGGCGGCAACAATAAGATTGTTTCTATCCAATGGACCGATGCTAGTGCTAGTGCCAGCTATTACATTGTTGGTGGGTATGTGTTGTCTGCAAACGGTTATCTGAAGCTTGATGGTAGCTACCTTGCTCTCTATCCCGGTGATACACTTATTGTTACTCCTGAAGCTGGCTCGACAATGAGCACCACTGTCACCGTTGAAGAGTATTACGAACAAGGACTATTCTGATGGCTAAAGAACTTACAGAACAACATAAGCGCTTCCTTGAGGTGTTGTTTGCTGACGCTGGTGGCAACATCAATCAAGCTATGCGTATGGCTGGCTTCTCTGAAGGCTATAGTCGTCGAAGCCTCACCAACTATCTCAAAGAAGAAATCATTGAAGCTACACAGCTTTACATTGCTATGGCAGCACCAAAGGCTGCAGTGGCTATGATTAATGCCATTGACGATCCAACTGAGCTTGGTCTGAAAGAGAAGATGTCGGCTGCTAAGGATTTGCTTGACCGTGCTGGTTTGGTGAAGACAGAGAAGGTGCAGGTTGAAAGCACTGGTGGTATTATGGTGTTGCCTGCAAAGGAACGTGAGGAAGAGTGATGACTGAACAAGTCAGCGTAGATACGTTTGATTTCGGTTTAGGTGCTTATGTACTGCCACAGCCTACATCAGCAAATGAATATGTTAAGATACCAAGACTGTCGCGCACTGTTCCATTTGGATATATTGTTGACAGTGAAGACGATGGATGGCTTCAACCTGTAGCACTAGAGCTTGATGCTCTTGAAAAAGCTAAGAAGTATTTGAAACAGTATAGCTCTAGGCAGGTGGCGGCATGGCTCACCACTGTGACGGGCAGAGAGATAAGCCATGTAGGTCTATTGAAACGTATAAAGAATGAACAGTCCCACAAACGCAAATCCTCTACTTATCGAAAGCTTGCCGATGGGTACGAAAAAGCCCTCAAGAAA